CAATAAGTGCAAACATAAGATCAGCAGTAGCAGGTAAACCGAAAGACTCACTAGTATCGGTAAGCTCGACGTCACTGCTCCCATAACCAGAGCGAGTGGTCTGCGTAGCGGACACGATGGGGACATTGAATTCTCCTGCCAGTCCTCGTAACTCTTCTGCGATTGCTTTGACATAGGTGTAAGAATTAACTATGTTGTTTTTGTATCTGGAAGATGCACATATGTTTAGATAATCTACAAAGATAATCTCAGGATGAAAACCTCTCTTTAGTGACAACTCATTGAGTAGAGACTTGAAGTGGTTAACATGTGCAGATGCAGTAGGGTATTCTTTGATTACAAGACGACCCTGTGTCTTGTCTTGTAACTTTTCTATCTTAGATTGATACTTTCCTTTGCTGAATAGTGGATCACTTAACTGTTGGATTGGGACGTCGAGGAGGTTGGCATCAATTCGCTCAGCAATTTTCTCCTCTGCCATTTCAAGTGTAATGTAGAGTACGTTTCTGCCTTGCAAGAGGACGGCACTAGCCATATGGCACATGAATAAACTTTTCCCGACACCAGTACCAGCGAGTGCGATATTGAGAGTCTTATTAGGCAACCCACCTTTTGTAATTTTGTTAAAAAATTCAAGGTCGAATGGGATTTTCTCTTCTTTTCTGTGGTAGAAGTCATAACGTGACTCTGAGTCCTCTATGTAATCGTGTCCAACATGGTCATCAAAACAAACAGACAATGCCTCTGACATAATTGTCGGTATGGCATCCTGATTACGAGCCTTGTCTTGACCATCAGCAATTTGGACAGACTCCATCAGAGCATTATATATGGCACGCTCTCTACACCACTTCTCTGTAGTGTCAAGCAACCAATCTTCATTATACTCCGTCTTATCTAGTCCACTTAGTATCTCTAAAACCTTATTGACAGCATCTTCTGTTAAATCTTTACGTTTCTCAACTTCTAAAGCGATAGCATTAGGCTCTGGAAGATTGTCATACGTTTCTATGAAGGTAGATACTTCTTTGAATACCACCTTCTGTGATAGATCATCAAAGTATTCTTCCTTAACGAAAGGTAATACCTTTCTCATGTAGTCTGGGTTGGTAATCAGATTACTGATTACAATTTCTTCTATACCTGGCATTATTGATAGTGTAAATATGTGCCTATAATGTATTTGTCATTACTGATAGGTTGCTCACCTAGATGAGGATACATCCATAGTGGAGGGAAGCAAAGCACACTACCTTCTTTAGGTTTGACCTTCATGTCTAGATTAGGAAAGGATGTTTCTCCTCCTTCCTCTACGTCATTTAGGTAGAAAAACATAACAAGAAAGCGACGTGCGGATGCATAGTCACCTACATCAATGTGGATATCAAATCTATCCTCAGTCTCTGCCGTATATTTTTTCATACGGATCTGCTCAATACTATTCTTGGGTGGCCAGAATGGTGAGCATGCAGTATCTTTCATGTATAACTCAGATACTGATTGTATTTTAGCAATCAATTCGTTTTGTATCACACCCCATGCTTTATTATTCTCCTTCTCAGCGAGGAGAGTAACATTCAACTGTGTAAACTGTGGTTTGAATTGATTCTCCCAACGATCATGTGCCTCTACATTATCCTCAAAGGATTTGATTGCATTCTTACATATGTTGGAGTCGAGCACATCATCATATACTCGAATAAAATCTTTTAGATCACTCGCCATACTTGAATTCCTTTTGAGCACTCTCGTCTAGTGCCTGCATTATTTCTTTGGTGAAGTATTTCTCTGGATCAGCAAGGATTGATTTAGGATATACATTAGACTCGCCAATGCGATAACGGTTACCAACCCGCTCGAAGACTCCATACTTTTCACCCAACTCCAATAGTCCGTAATATCTGTCAAGACCTCGTTCGTCATAGAATAACCTCGTTTCTACTTGTGCATTTTCTTTTGTGAGTCTAGACTTTGCTGCCTTGACTTTAATAATATTTCCAACGACATCAGTGCCGTCTTTCTCTTTCTTTTTAGAAAGATATACTATAGTCGATGCAGCATATTTAAGTCCACTACCACCACCCATCTCTTTTGTAGGGATGTAAGATCCAACAACATCATAAGTATGATTTGTCACGATCATAGGTACATTAGCAAGACCTAGTTTCAAAGTCAATACCCTAAACGCACCTTTTAATACTTGTGCTCTAGTCATGTCACGAGTTTCTTTACCCGCTTCAGTATCTTCTATCTCTTTCGAGGTAGATAACATGCCAAGTGAATCCAATACAAACATCAGAGGTTTGCGATCAGACTCTTTCTGCTTCAAATATTTATCTACAATCTTAACTGCCTGTGTGCGAAACTCTTGTACGGTTGTCACAGGGACAATGATCATACGTTTAGAATCTATACCACGAGACTCAATCATTTGCTTACTAATAGCAGACTCAGACTCAAAGTATATGACACCTGCATCAGGATCTGTATCTAGGAAGTGACGGACAACACTCAAGGCAAAGAATGTTTTACCTGTGCTACTCTCACCTGCTAGTGCTGTGATCTTATTAGAAGGTAGACCACCGTAGACACTGCCACTCAATAAAGCATTGAGTATATAAGATCCAGTATCAACATATTGTGTAATGTCACCTGCAGAGATACCATCACTGGCAACTGCTGCAAATTCATTATCAATTTCCTTTATAATTCCAGTAAAAAAACTGCTAGTCATAATCATCCAAACATTGCTTCAAGTGTTGCACGTTGCCTTGCAGACCATCCGATCGTGTCAAGGATAACGGTAAGTGGATCAAGAAATGCTTTGTTAAATTGCATATCATAATCAATATATTCCTCTAGTTTAAACTCAGGAGGTAGAGTCCTAAAGAAGGAGATGACATTTTGGAAGTCACCCTTCTCCCCATGACGACCAAGTTTATTAGGTGTCTTGAGGAAGACATACTTGATCTTTTCACCCTCCTTTACGAGGGGATATTTATGTGTAAGTTTCTGCTCTTTGATAGAGTTATTATATAATAGCACACCTCGGACATGAATGGGGCAATGTGCTCCATATAACTTCTGAGGGTGATGATATTTCTGTAAGTTGTTACATGATCTAGGGAATGCGATCTCATCTGTAGGTAGTGACTTAAACTTTTTCTCAAACTGTCTGACAAAACGCTGCACCTCCTTCTCATCTGTATTCATCATGAGTTTAAGGACGTCACGGAGTGCTCCACGACATGATGATGGAGTAGAAGACTTGACTGCTTCAATGCCCATGATCTTTAGTGAAGGCTCATGATACCTTACACCCTCACTATCCCATACGTTTAAAATATATCTCTTCTTGGCAGTCCATACACCACGATTAGCGATGTTTTCTCTCTTCATAAACATCTTCTGCTCGTAAGCATTTACATAGGTTGCCAATTCTTCATAAGAATTCTGTATATACTTTTCAAATTCCACGTCACACACCTTCGTAAGGAACCGCAATACGCTTTGATCGCTCTCCTCTCGCTCCTTGAATACCTTTTTAACCAAAGGATCCATATGCAAATAAATGGAATCGGTATCACTAGCAATAACATAATCTTTACCTTCCGTGTTTAATAATTTATTTAGAAACTTGTTGATCTTGTTTTCTATCCATCTGATAGAGACTTGACCAGACAAAGTGATTGCCTCAGCATTTGCCAAGTTGTAGTAACGGAAGTATTGATTACCAATAGCACCATAGGCACTGTTGAGTTGAATCTTCCTTGCCATTTGAATGTTATTATATGTGGAAATATCATTCAATAGACTAGTATTACCTGTCTCCTCAAACTTTTGTTTGGAGGCAAGCATTTTCTTTTTGAATATCTTCCTTTCATCGTAGATGCGTTGCATCATCTTAGGAAGAAATCCATGTATATCTTTACGATACTGAGCACCATTAGCACAGACAGCGTAATCAGGATGGGCAGTAAACTCTTCGTCAAGGATCTTATCTACTGATACTCGTGGGTGTCTCTCCTCTACGAGTGTTTCTGGGGATATATTATATTGCATTATAAGGTGTGGATATAGAGAATTCAAGTCAAAACTACACACCCAGTCATAAACACCTGGTATAGGTTCTTTTACATATGCTCCTGCATACTTGTCATCCTTATCAGAGGTGACCTTAGGGGGCACGACAATATTCTTTGAATACAAGTCATTATATATGAGAGTATCCCACATCTTTACCTGTGAGAATACATCATCAATGTTTACTTTAGCATCGTATGCCATGGTGACTGCCAACTCAACAAGTTTCATCTTGCTTTCTAGTTGATCAACCAACTCAACGTCATGTATGTTGTAATCTACAAATCTTTTCCAGTCTGAGGTATAAAAGTCTTTGAAGTTTTCATACATGCTATGGTCTAACTTATTTTCTCCCAACTCGACTGTAGATATATGCTCTAGACTGTATGATTCTTGTGCAGAATAAGTAAACTTCCTGTATAGATCAAGGTAATCTAGAATAGTAACACCAAGAATATCATAGACGAGATTTGATCGGCCTTGTACATTTACGATGCGGTCTTTTACAACATTCCAAGGTGAGAGACTCTTCATCCACTTCTCTCCTAGAATCTTTTCAATCCTACGACAGATATAAGGCATGTCATAGAAGTTATTATTCCACCCTGTGATGATGTCAGGGGTGTTATGCACCCAGAATTTATGGAAGTCCTGTAGCATCTCATGCTCAGTATTAAATACACGATACTCTACAGTGTCTGGTGCTGTATACTCTCTTGTGCCCCATGTGATGATCTTCTTAGTGATCATATTCTTCATGGTAATGCATAGCATGTCCTCTTGGCATGCTTCTACATCAGGGAATCCATTCTCACATGCAACCTCAATATCAATAGTCCATATACCCATCTTCTTTATGTCATAGTTGACACGATTGGGAAACTTCTGTGCGATATGTTGGAAGACAAACCTCTCATATCCATGCACTTCCATACCTTCTACATCAGAATACCTCTGTAGGAAATCTCTTGCCTCTCTTACTCCGTCAAACTTTTTCTTATGTGCATACCTACCATCAAGAGTCCTATACTTAGACTTCTTTGACTGATTAGTGGGCACTAGAAACAGAGAAGGGGATGTCTTCTCACGGTATTGCACACGCTCACCGTTTCGATATCCCCTTACCAACGCTGTATCTCCGAAGATAATTACGTTAGTATAAAAATCACTCATTCTTTGCTTTCTTATCCTTTGATTCTAACATGACTAGATACTTCTTTGCAATAGCAGGTGATGGATCTACGACAGTCAATACATCTGTGCTCTCTAAGAATAGATCATCTTGATCTGAGTAGGGAGGATACTTTGACAGTCCATGACCTGTAACTTCATGACAGTTTTGTAAGAGGTAACTAGGTTCTTCGTCTAATTCTACAACGTCACCCAACAAGAAGACCTTCGGGTGGGATTTCAGTATAATCAACTTTAACATCAT